GGGACGGTTGAACGTGGAGATGACCCGTGCCCGCGCAGACGCAGTCCCTGATCGACAAGCTGGATAATTCCGAAATTCTACGCGACGAGATCGCTGCCATCCTGTTCCTCGAGTCGGAGAAGCAGCAGGAGCTCGCGCTGCTGGCTAACAAGGATCCGGACCTCTGGAAGCTCCGAGTCTTCGTCGAAGCGTCGGCGCCGTGGGCAGAGTGGGCTGACGCCCCGGACTCGAGTAGCCCGCTCGAGGACACCAGTCCGATCATCAACGTCAAGTTCGACAGCGAGACGTTCGACGCTTCGAAGGGGAACATCGCCGAGCGCCAGCAGGCGGCGGGGACCTTCCATATCGATTGCTACGGGTACGGCAAGGCGTCGTCGTCGGGCGCTGGGCACGAGCCAGGCGATCGAGCGGCGGCACTCGAGGCGCAGCGCGCGGTTCGTCTCGTCCGCAACATCCTGATGTCGAGCTACTGGGCGTACCTCGGGCATCGAGGCGTCGTCGGTCGTCGCTGGATTCAATCGATTCAGATCTTCCAACCCGAGCTCGGCGGGCGAGCGGTGCAGCACGTGATGGGTGCTCGCGTCTTGTTCGCCGTCGACTTCAACGAATTCTCTCCCCAGTACCAAGGCGTCCCGCTCGCGCTCGTCTCCGTCGAGGTGCAGCGCTCGGGGACGAACCAGGTGCTTTTGGTCGCTGACGTTCCAATCCCCTCCTGAGGAAAAAACCCATGATCGACGCATCCGCAGTTTCCCGCGTGATCGGCATCGACACGAAGTTCAAAGACTTCCGTGGCGGGAAGGTCCTGTACCTCCCGCAGCGGATCGCCGTGCTCGCGCAAGGCGAGACGGGCGTTTCGTTCTCGACGACGAAGGCGCAATTCACGAGCGCCGGCGCCGTCGGTGCTGCGCTCGGTTACCGCTCCGCCGCGTACCTCATCGCGCAGCAGCTCTTCCCAGTGAACGGCGATGGAGTCGGCACGATCCCCGTGACGTTCTACCCGCTCGCTGACGACGGCGGTGGCGTTGCGGCTGCCGGAGACATCACGCCCTCAGGGACGCCCACAGTGGCAGTGGCGAATCGCGTGCGCGTGGGTGGCGTCCTCTCGAACGAGTTCTCGATCCCCGCGGGAGCTCTGACGGGCACGTCCCTCACGAATGCTTGCGTGAAGATCGGCGACGCCATCAACGCAGTGCTCGGCATGCCGGTGTTCGTTACGTACGACTACGGAACGGTCACGGCGTCGGCGCTCGTCGGAACGGGCAACGGCACGATCACCTCGCTTTCGGTGACGGGCGCTCCCCGCCCGGGAGCGTGGACGCTCACGGTGAACACGGTCGTCGCGAACGGTGGCGTTTGGACGCTCACCGCTCCGGACGGCACGGTCGTTTCGACGACGGTGACGATGACGCCTGCCCCGGGAGGCGCCACGGTCATCAACGTCGGAGGCTTGCAATTCACGCTGACCGACGGGTCGACAGACTTCGGCCTGGGCGCGACGTTCACGATCACGGTTCCGGCGACTGCGGTGAACCTCACCGCGGCCTGGAAGGGCCTGACCGGAAACAAGATCACCATCCAAGTCCTCGGAGACGCTGGGGTGACGTACGCCATCACCCAGCCGACGGGTGGGCTCGTGAACCCGAGCATCGCAGCGGCGCTCGCGCAGGTCGGGAACGTCTGGGAAACGATGCTGCTGAACCAGATGGACGTCGCCGACACGACGACGCTCGACCTCATCAAGGACTTCGGCGAGGGCCGCTGGGGACAGCTCGTCAAGAAGCCTCTCGTCGCGTTCTCGGGTCAGACGCTTGCCAGCGTGACCACGGCAACAGCGGTGAGCACGACGCGGCGCACCGATCGCGTCAACAGCCAGCTCGTCGCGCCGGGCTCCCCGAACCTGCCGTTCGTCGTTGCTGCGCGCCAGCTCGCGCGCATCGCGGTCGTCGCGAACAACGTGCCCGCAATGGGCTACGCAGCGAAGTCGGCGACGGGAATCATTCCCGGCACGGACGGCGAGCAGTGGGACTACCCCACGCGCGACCAAGCCGTGAAGGCAGGGAGCTCGACCGTCGAGGTCGTCGACGGAGTCGTGCAGCTGAACGACATCGTGACGTTCTACCGACCGATTGGCGAAGAACCTCCCGCGTACCGGCACGTCCGGAACATCGTGAAGCTGCAGAACATCATCTTCAACATCAACCTGATCTTCGCTCAGCCGGAGTGGGCCTCGGCGCCGCTCGTCCCTGACGATCAGGTGGTTGTGCTTGCCGAGGCGAAGAAACCCAAGCAAGCGAAGGCCGCGATCTTCGCGCTAATCGACAACCTCGCCGAGCTCGCGATCATCAGCGATCCGAAGACCGCGAAAAAGAACACGACTGCAGTCATCAACTCCCAGAACCCGGATCGTCTCGACGTGAAGGTGCCGGTGCAGATTTCGGGGAACACCGACATCATCAGTATCGATTTGGAATTCGGCTTCTTCTTCGGTCAGGCGCTCGCCGCGTAGTCCATCTGTCCGCACGCGCGCGCGCGCGCGACTTCCAACTCTGAAGGGAAAAGAACATGAGCACGTCAGTTGCGGGGCCGATCGAATCGGTTTCCATCAGGGGTCGTCTCTTCGCCGTCGCCGGCGATGCGAACGCGGAGCGAAAGCTCGGCGGTTTCGAGAACGAAGTTCAGTCGAACGGCAACGGCACCGTGCGCCTCGTGAAGTCGCGCGTGCCTTGGTCGGTCAGCGGCCTGGCTCTCGACATCAACGAAGATCGCTCGGATCAGCAGTTTCTGAAGGAGATCGCGGACTCGCTCGAGATGGTCGATATGGCCATCACCTTCGCGTCCGGGGTCACCTACAGCGGGCGCGGGCAGATCGTCGACGAGGTCCTCTTCTCGAGTGAGAACTCGACGGCAGAGGTTTCCCTCATGGGTCCGGGCGAGCTCGGACAGCAGTAAGGAACACGACAACGCACGGGGGCCTGAAGGAAGGCCAAGATGGAATCGAATGAGAAGATGACCGAAGCGGTCGCGCTCGCCGAGATCGCGCGCTTCGCGGAGGCAATGGACCTCGACCTCGACCCGAAGGGGATGGACGACGAGGATCGAAAGTCACTCGAGGTCGCCAAGCGAAGGCTCGTGAAAGCGCTTCAAGGCGGGCAGCTCGTCTTCGACGACAAGGGGCAGCCGATTTTCACCCCGACCGACGAAAAGGCCGGGGCGATCACGTTCAAGGAGCCCAGGGGCTCGTCGCTCATCGCGATGGATCAGCGAAAGAAGGATCACGACGTCGAGCGCATTTTCACGGTGATGAGCGAGGTCACCGGCAAGAATCGCGACGCCTTCGCCAACATGTCGAACCGCGACATCAAGGTGTGTCTCGCGCTGATGAACCTGTTTTTGGGCTGACGGTAGTCACGCCACTCGTGCGTTCGGGGGCGGACGCGTGGCTACCAAGGGACAGGAAGACCGGGCATACGACGCACCGACTGCCGGTCGTGTACGCGGAGATGCTCGGGCAGATCTGCCTCGACTACTCGACGCTGCCTGACCCGCGAACCCTCACGCTCGAGGAGATTCGATTTTTCTACAACATCAGTCGCGCGGAGCTGAAGCGACGAACGAAACCACAGCCGAAGAAGAAGTGACGCCATGGCGGGCAGGTTCTCGATCCAGGCGATCTTCAAGGCTCATGACCGCCTGACATCGGTCGTTGGTCGCGTCGAGGGTCGCATCGGCCGCCTGACGCGCAACGTCACGTCCGGGCTCCGCGATCTCGATCGATTCAACCAGCGGGTTCTTTCTGGGCTCGGGAGCATTGCAACCAAGGCGACGGCTGTCGGGGTCATCGTCGGTGGCATCGGCGTTGCCGGCCTGAAAAACATCGGCGAAGCCGGCGCGGACTTCGAGGAGGCAATTTCGGCTGTCGGCGCGGTGTCGCTGATGACGCGCGACCAGATCGCAGATCTGGAAAAGGAGGCAATCCGGCTCGGAGGAACGACCAAGTTCACGGCCACCGAGGTCGCGAACGCGATGGAGCTGATGGGCCGCGCTGGGTTCACCAACGCGGAAACACTCGCAGGCGTCGGCGGGATCCTCAGCGCCGCAGCGGCGGAGGGTGCCGAGATCGCCGAGACGGCAGGCCACGTCTCGAACGTGCTGAAAGGGATGGGGCTCGCGGCAGCAGAGTCGGCACGTGTAGCCGACGTGCTCACGCTCGCGAGCGCGCGCACTAACAGCTCGATCAGCTCGCTCGGCGAGTCGATGAAGAACGTCGCGTCGACGGCGCGACAGTTCAACATTCCACTGGAAGACACCGTCGCGTCGGTCGCGCTGCTTCAGGACGTCGGCCTCGACGCATCCGAAGCGGGCTCGGCAGTGAACACGATGCTGACGAAGCTCGCGGCGCCCTCGAAGGAGGTCGCCGCGAAAATGGCTTCCATGGGCGTCTCGTTCAAGGACTCGCAGGGGAACATGCTGCCCTTCGGGCAGGTGCTCGAGCAGCTCTCGATCGCGCTCAAGAAGTCCGGCGGGAACATGGATCAGGTGGCGTTCCTCGCCGACCTGGTGGGGCTCCGGGGACAGAAGGCTGCCTCCAATCTGAAGGACCTCTTCATGAGTGGGAAGGTCGGCGAGCTCGTCAAGGAGCTCGAAGGCGCGCGTGGGTCCGCCGAGAAGATGGCCAACCTGCGGATGCAGAATCTGAAGGGTGACATCGAGCTACTCGGGGGCGCGGTCGATTCGCTCAAGATCAAACTCTTTCAGACGGAGAGCGGCCCACTTCGCGACATCGTGCGCGGCATGACGGCTTGGATCGAAAAAAACGATCGGCTCATCAAGTCCGAAATCCTCCAATTCCTGGAACACGGGAAGTTCGCTGTTGACGCTTTCGGGCGCGGAATGCGGGAGGGCTTCGACTCCGCAATGGTGGTCGTGAACGCTCTTCTAGGTCCACTCAAGATCTTCGACGGGCTGATCGGAAATCGCACGTGGCCCGAGAACGTTCGGGCACTTGGTCAAGCCTTCGGGTTTCTGGCGGTGGTGACCGCGGGTTTCCTTGCCTACACGGTTGCGGTGAAGGCGGCGCGAGTCGCGACGGTTCTCTTCGGGATTGCGACGAAGGCCGTCCGCATCGTCGTGCTCGGATTCCAGCTGGCCATGAAGGGCCTGCGGGCGGCGATCATTCTCTATCAGATCGCTTCGAGGGCAGGGGTCGGCGGGACCATTGCGCTGTCCCTGGCGAGCAGAGCAGCGACGATCGACATGATTGCTGCTCGCGCAGCCGCGCTCGGTGCCGCGGCAGGCTTCAAGGCGATGGCGATTGCCGGCGGTGCGGTCGCAGCAGCAGTCGCGTCCATCCTTGTCGCATGGGATCAGTGGAACCAGCTCCTCGCGCAAACCCAGGGTTTCGAGGGTGTCTTGGCGGGTATCGGCGCCCTGCTGAACGGAGAGTCGTTCTTCAAGGGTGTCGACGACTTCATGAACGAGAAGGCGCGCGCGGAGTTCGAGCTCCAAAAGCAAACCCCCCCGACCCTCGAGATCAAGCCACCTGACTTCAGCGAGATCGAGAACCATTTCGCGGCACTGACCATGCCAGAGATCGGGGTTGTGGTTCCCCCTCCGCTCGAGGTCGCCAAACCCGACCCGCTCGCAGTCCAAAAGCCACTGCCGCAGATTCAGATCGCGAAGCCCGCATGGGTCGACGCGTTCGAGCAAGGCTCCGGACCGGCGCCGGGCACGCCTGGAAACTTCTTTGGAGCGGCTCCTCCCGCGCAGGTCGTTCCTCCGAGCGCTGCGCCACCTGTCTCGACGACTGAGACCAAAAACACGAACACGACCGACAAGGCTGAGATCACCATCAAGAGCCAGGG